TCAGCCGAGCGCTGCTTGCCCGAAGTTCGGTCGCAGCACCTTGGCGCCGTCGCGCAGACCATCGAGATAATCCGACCAGTGCTGCATCATACGCACTCGCTCTTCCCAATACTGCCCGCGCGTGTAGGCGCGGCGAACGGCGTTGGCTTCGACGTGGGCAAGCTGGCGCTCAATGGCATCGGCGTTCCAAAGTCCCATCTCGTTGAGCAGTGTTGCCGCCATGGCGCGAAAGCCGTGGGCGGTCATTTCGTCCTTGCCGTATCCCATGCGGCGTAGCGCTGCGTTGATGGTGTTGTCCGACATCGGCCGATTGGCCGAGCGCAACGAGGGGAAGAGGTAAGGGCTATAGGCGGCGTCGTGCTCGATCTCACGAATGATCGCGATGGCTTGCCTGGATAGCGGCACGGCATGCGGCCGGCGCATTTTCATCTTGTGCTCGGGGATCGTCCAAATCTTGCGGTCGAAATCGAACTCCTTCCATTCGGCATGGCGAAGCTCGCCGGGTCGAACAAAAACATGTGGCAACAGGCGCATGGCGATGCGCGTCTGCATGTCGCCTTCATAGTCCTCGATCGAGCGGAGGAGGGCTCCGGCCTCCTTGGGCGTCGTGATGGCAGCGCGGTGAACAACTTTGGGCGTGACCAGCGCGCCGCGCAGGTCCGCGCAGACGTCGCGCTCGGCGCGCGCGGTCGCGATGGCAAAGCGGAACACTTGGCTGCACGTCGTGCGCACGCTGGTGGCGGTGTAGAACTTTTTGGTGCGTTCGATCTTCTTGAGCGCCAGCAACACCTCGTGTGCTGAGATCTTGGAAATCGGCCGCCTGCCGATCCCCGGCATGACCAGCCCCAACTGCCATTCGTACTTCTTAATCGAAGCAGCGGCGCGCTCCTCGAGCCGGACCTTCTCCAGCCATTCGTCGGACACCGCCTTGAAGGTGTTCGACGCCGCTACCGAATCTGCAATCTTGTTGAGCTTGGCCTGCTCTACCGGGTCGATGCCATCAGCCAGCAGGCGGCGAGCTTGCAGCAGACGTTCCCGTGCATCTGCCAGCAGCACCTCGGGATAGCGACCGAAGGTGATCGTGCGCTGGAAGTCGTGGAAGCGGTAGTTCATCCGCCAGTAGCGGGTTCCACTCGGCTTCACGAGGAGGTAGAGTCCGTCCCGGTCAGACAGCTTGTACGGCTTGTCTTTGGGCTTGGCGCGCGCGACAGATGCCGCCGTAAGCCCTGATTTTCCTGCTTTTTCGGCCATGTTGATGGACCTCCGACAGCGCAAATTGGCCGCAGGTCCATCAAGTGATCCATCACTCGTCTGAGATTGAGTGGAACATGTCCGGAACTGCCCGGAAATTATACCACCGAAAAACCGCAGAAAACAGCCACTTATGAGGCGTTCTGGCACCCCTTGAGAGGAGGCTCTGGAGCGGGTGAAGGGAATCGAACCCTCGTATTCAGCTTGGGAATGTTAGAAATCCACGGATTTCTGCGGTTTTTCGCCGCTATGATGCGTTGAAAAGCCTATTTGTTGGAAGGCTTGTTGGAAGGGTTCACGCGTCGTTCGTGGGAGCTTTCAGCAGGCCGCGCAGGATGCTGTTGGCGGCGCGGCGGTTGACCTGGTGCTGTAGCTTTTCGAACCACTCGACCCATTCTGGGTCCATGCCGCCGGCGCTGGCGAGATAGCGCGCGGCGTCGACGGTGGCGGGATTGGCGGCGAGGCCGCTGCAATAGATCAGGGCCATTATGCCGCGCTCCCTGCGATGATCGCGCCATCGGCGGGGCGGGTGAAGACGCGGGCGGCGCGGCGGTGGACCTTGCGGGTCTTGCTGGTCCAGCCCCACAAGTGGAGCAGCTTGCCAATGCGCTGGCGGGTGGACCAATCGATATCGACAAGGCCCATGCCATCGGCGGCCTGCTGGATCGTGGTTTCCTGCTTGTCGACCAGATAGGCGCGCAGCGGGCTGGCGATGGGATCGGCATCGATGACGCTTTCGCCATCGGGCGTGACGGCGGGCAGGCCGAGCTGGGGCCACAAGCGCCGCGCGGCGACGGGGCCATAGAGGCGCATGGCGAGGCGCACGACATTGGCCCCGGCCGAGAGGCGGATGGGATCGAAATCGAGCGCCTGGACGGGCGCCTCGTCCAGCCCCGGCAGTTCATAACGGCCGGTCTTGCGAAGCGATGGCAGGACTTCGGCGGTCACCCACTTGCGGAACCGCTTGGCTTCGGGTTTGCGGCTTTTGAGAACGGCCGCATACATGCCGCTTTCCGAGACGATCAGCATCTGCTGTTGGCCGCCAAGGGTCTGCATAATGTGCAGACCCTTTTCATCGTCATCCAGGATGCGCGTCATGAATGCGGGTTGGCTATAGCCCAGCACCGATGAGAGATCGCTGGCAACGAACCATGGGTCGTCATCGATGATCGCGATGCGGACGGGGGTTTCGTCGAACTGATAGGAAAGCAAGGCATTGCTCATGTGGTCGCTCCGAGTTGAGCCGACCAACACACGCCAATGTGGTGGCCGGACGCGCCGCGATTGGCGTACCGTTGGAGCAACGGCGCACCCGAAGGTGCTCGCAACACGCCCGACCATAAGAAAACCCGCTGACACGGGTATCGTGGCGCGGGCTGCGCGCTCCAATCAGGTGACGCCAATCACCTGCGCGGGACATACCGCGCAACCCGGCTTATAGTGCTGCCCGAATCGAAGGGCAAGAGGGGGTAATCAACGTGGTCTATTTGATCATGATGATGTGGGGAGGATCGGCGGTTGCTGGCTGGCGTGGTTTCTGGCCGTGGATGGCGCTGCCGCCGATAGTTATGGGCCTTTATGTCTTGAACATGATGAACAGGATGCGCACGGCGCGTGAGCGCAATGGGTTGCCGCAACCACGCTTTGGGCAGTCAGGCCCGATGGTCGCCGCGAATACTCGGCTGCTGGTGCTTTCTACCGTGCAGCATTGTGCCATTTTTGGGTTGGGCATGTTTGCGCATTGGTTGGTGGCTTAGGCTGATGTCGGTTAAGCCGACGCCAGCTTGTCTTTGCCGCGCTCATGCGCGTTGCTCCCTGGCTTCGTCATCCTTGGCCTGGCGCGCCGTGGCCAGCGCGATCGCGCGGGCGGCGCGGCCGGTGGTGCGGGGCATGTAGGTTTTGAGGATGCGTTGGGTGTCGTCGATATCGTGGCCGGTGATCGCCGCGATCAGGTGGGCATCGAGGCCCAGCTCGCCCAGGTAGACCACGCAGGTGCGGCGCAGGTCGCGGTATTGCAGGGTGGCGAGTTCCTTGGCCAGGTCGTTGTCCTGGTCGTATTCCGCCTGGACGATGGCCCACTCGCGCACCTCTGCGAAATCGCGCTGGAAGCGGGTTTGCCCGGCCTGGCCGGCATAGGTCGCGGCGGGATCGCCGGCGACGTGGCGCGTGTCATCCAGGATGACCATGGCGCTGCCCAGCGCCTGCGCCGTGGCGATGTTGCTTTCGATGGCCCAGCGGACAAGGCCGGTGACGGGGATTTCGATCCATGCCCCGGTCTTGGCCTGGCGCACACGGATGCCGCGCACCACGCCATCGGGCGCGAGGGCGCGCAGCGTGGCGTGGTCTTCGGGCTGCATCTTGTGTTCGGGGATCGGCGCATAGTGGCGCTGGGTCATCGCCAGATAGTCTGCCTCGCGCTGGCCGGTGGCGAAGCCCAGCATGATCGCCAGGGCCATGGATGGCATGCCCAGCTCATAGGCGGCAAGGATCATGCCCTCGCGCGCGGCGGGGGACCATATCACGTCGCGCGGAGGCGGTGCGGACAGGCCGAAGCTGGCGAACGGGTTGCTGCCCTTGGCGATCAAGTCCTCGCTTTCGGCAAAGGCAAAGACCTGGCGGCCCTGTTTCAGGGTGCTGTGCGCGGCGTGGTGGCCGATGCCGCCCTTGCTTTCCGGCGCGGTCATCGCCTTGCGCAGCGCCTTGACGCGCGCCGGCGTGATATAGGCGAGCGGGAAGGCGCCGGCCCAGGCGTTGAGCCGCTTGAGCGCGGTGCGATAGGTGCGCGCGGTGGAGCGGGCGATGATGAATTCGCCGCGGTCGTTCTTGGCGTCGACAAATTCCTTCTCGTAGCGCGACAGCAGGTGGCCGAAAGTGCCGGCCTTCTCGCGCTTCTTCACCTCGCGCGGCTTGGCGCCGCCGGTTTTCCACGCTTCGACTTCCTCGTTGCGCTTTTCGGCGGCGGCCATGGCGGCGGTGCGATCCTTGCCCAGGGCGATGGCTTTCCATCCGGCCTTGGCCAGGGTAGCGCTGGGTTGCCAGTACCAGCTGGTAATGCCGGCGGTGTTGGTCCTGCCGACAAGGCAGGCGATGCGGATCTGCGCCATGGGTCAGTCCTCGCTGGTGAGGCCGAGTGCGCGGGCGGCTTGCGCCACGCGCTGGGGATCGGCCTTGGGCTTGCGCCTGGATGCGTTGCCATCGTGGCGTGGCGGCGTGGCCTGCGCTTCGGTGCGGTTGGCGGCGAAGGCGGGGTGCAGGCGCTGTTCGAGCTTGCGGCAGTGATCGGCGTGGGCGATCAGCGCCTTGCTGATATCCTCGAGCCAGCCTTCGTGGATGCGGCTTTGGCCCGACGTGAGACGGAAAATCGTGCGTTCGGTTACGCCAAGCTGCTGTGCGACCGTGCGTGGGCCGCCAAGTGCCTCAACGGCTTCTGTGAAAATTTCGCGCTGAGTCTCAATGTCCATCGGACGGGCCCTTTCTGACCATCGGGCCGGCCCATGCCAGCGCCTGAAAAAGCTATGACTCGAAAAGGGGCCGCCGGTCAACGGGCCTGTGTTCCGGCGGCCAGGCTGGGGATTGGTTAGGCGGTGACTTCCTGCCAATCATCGGCCAGGATATCGGTCTGGCTTGCAACCCAGGGAACCACATCGCCCTGTGCAGTGCTCATGGCGATGTATTCACGGTATGGGATCATCGCATCTTCGCCGGCCCATGCCTTGGCGGCGCCGCGTTGCGCTGGGTAAGATGCTGCCGGCACGAGATAGATAAACATCCCTTTGCCGTTCCAACCCTGGCGGGCGACCCGTTTCGGACCTTGCCGCATGGTCGCGATTGCTTCACCGAAATTCATCATCTTTCCTTGAATGCCGGGAGCCGCCGGCGCGGGTTCAGAAAGGGATATCGTCGTCGTTGAGCGGCATGCGGCTGCGCCAATTGGCGATCGCCATCTGGCAAAACTCCGGCCCTGCCTTGCGCGCGGTTTCTTCCAACTCGCCCTGCGCTTCGAGGCTGGTTGCCAGCTTGGGGTTGCGCTCGAGCAGGGTGAACAACCACTGGTCGCGCAAGTAGCCGTTGCCGCAATGCCAATCGTATTCGGGCGGCCGTTCGGCCTTTGGCTCCGATTCGGGGAGGCGATCGCGCAGAATGTCGAGCAGCGCGTCGTGTGCTTTCCGCGGGATCATAATCCACATGGAGCCGTACATGACGCCGATCGAACCGTCGCCGCTTTCGGTGATGTGAAAATCGGCGATAGGCAAGCCGTCCTCGCTTGGACGATTGGTGAGTGAAAAGAGGTTTATCATAGGGCCAATTGCTCCTGCGGTTGGGCGCCGTGGCGGGCGGTGGTGACCTGGTGGACGTGTTCCCACCATGCGGCGCGGCATTCGGTGTCGGCCGGGTCGGTGGGCTCGATCGACATGCCTTTGCCGAACGGGGGGCGGCGGCCGAAGGCGTCGTGCCAGTCGAAACCTTCGTCATAGATATCGGCCAGGGCGGTGAGGCGATCGGTGCGCTGGCGCGCTTCGTCCGGGTCGAGCTGCGCGGCGGCGATCCACTTGGGATAGAGGCGGGCGCGGCGGTCCAACTCGCGCGTGATGCCCTGCCGGCGATCGGTCCAGGTGAAGCCCAGCGTGTGGCGTTGCGCCGGCATGGGGCCGATCGGCGGCTGCGCGGTCCAGTCGCGCCAGCGCCGCAGATCGGCCGCCCATGCCTCGCACAAGCGCTGCTCGAGCGCGGCGGCATCGGCGGTGAGGCGCATGGTCTGGACCATCTTGGGATAGGTGGCCAAGCGCGATGCGGCCTCGCGCTCGATCTCTGCCAGCACGTGGGCGGCGGTGATCGCGGGGAAGCGGGTGGAGGGCGGCGCGGGGGTCATGCTGACTTGCCCTGTTCAGCGGCCATGCCGCGCGCGATCGACAAGAGCAAATCGCGAAAAAGGGGGGGGCGTAGCTTCGCGAACCTGCGTTTTGCGCTTGCCGCCGATCGCCGCCATGACGCCGATCCGGCGCGCTTTTTCGTAACCATAGCGATCTATGGCATACGCGGGCAGGCGCTGTGGTGAGCGGCCCCAAATCATTTCCGGGAGATAGGCGCTACGGGCGTAAAGCCATGTCGGCTTTCGGCTGAAATGGCCATAATGGCCCTGTTCTACCTGGCATGTATAGCCGCCGAAATCGTCTGCCGGAGTCCAACCTTCGGATCGGGGTGGTTTGAGGCCGAACCACTTCCACGCCTTGGAATCCTTCGGATGCTCGAGGACGCCGCCGTAATTTCGCACAGCCGTGAGGGCGACGGCGAAGCAGCCGAAGTCCTCACCAAGGCGATATTGGTTGGGCTTCCGGGTCGAGCCCGTAGCAAATCGCCCCCAGCGACCACAAGGTGAATGGCAAACGACGGGCCAAGGCCCGGTGTAGTTCCGGGCGTCGCGTTCGATCGGCCAAGGCTCAACGCCTTCAAGGCCGAAATAGGCGCCATCGGTTTCAACAAACAAGGCGGCCACTTTGATCACGCGGCGATCCTTTGTTCACGATAGCGGGCGAGCAGGTAGGCCGGAGGCACGTCGGCCCATCCACGGTTGCGCATCTGGTCTTCGTAGCGGGCCGGCCAAGTTTCGATGCGGCGCTGGCGGCGGGCGAGGCGGCGGGCTTTGAGGGCGAGCTGGGCGATGCGGGTTTCCAGCCCGGGCGGGATGAAGTTGGCGCGGGCGTCGACCAGTTGCGCGAGGCGGCGGCGGGCAGCCGCGTGTTCGGCGGCGATGCGGGCGGTGTATTCGGCCAGCCACGCATTATCGATCTCGATCGGCGGATAGTGGGAGCCAGCGCAGATATCGCCGGCGACGTGATGCAGGCGCACGGTGTTATCAGCGCGCAGGAACTGCTTTCGTCCACAAATCTGGCAGTGCATGGGGGTTCTCCACTTGGGTGACCGTGCGAAGGGTGGTGAGCAAGGCGGCGGCGGCCTTGGCGATCTGCTGGCGATCGCGGGCGTCGTCATCGAGGCCGTAGATGACCTTGCGCACGCGGCTTAGGCTGATGCCCAGGGCGGTAGCGATCTCGCGCGGTTTCAGGCCCGCATCGAGCTGGTCAAGGATCTGTTCCTCGCGCACCCGCGACTTGTGGCGCGGCGGCTGATTGGACCTGTAACCGCGCGCCATCAGTCGAGCCCCAGCGCGTTTTTATAGACGTCCAGGACCGCTTCCATTTCGCGGCGGTTGTCGGGCGGCATGGCGCGCAGGCGCACGATCTGGCGCATGATCTTGGCGTCATAGCCGGCCGATTTGGCCTCGCTGTAAACGTCGCGGATATCATCGGCGATGCCCTTCTTTTCCTCTTCGAGGCGCTCGATGCGCTCGACCAGCTGGCGAAGGCGTTCGTCGCCGGCGGTGCTGTTGTGGCCGGCGGTGGTCATGCGACCGAATCCCGCACGTAGATCGCGCTTTGGCTGGAAGCGCCTGGTTCGGCCGCGCGCCGCCATCCGATCGACGACATTGTTCTCGCGATCGTGGTGCGCGCGGGCATGTCGAACTCAAACGTCTGCGCCAAACGCTGTTCGATCTGTTCAAGCGAAAGCAGCGCATAACCCTCGACGGATCGCCGCAAGGCATCTTTGAGCGCCTTGCGATATTGGATGCGGCCCACAACAACCGCCGCCGTCATGCGCTGGGCCCTTCGACAGGCTCAGGGCGAACGGGGGCGACGATCGGGGCCATCAAAGAGGCGGCGGCCATAGGGTTGGCGCGGGCCCATCCGGTCCATTCGCTGGGGTGGTTGATCACGCCAGCGCGGATCGCGGCGTTGGTGACGCGGTTCATCTGCTGGCCCAGCGTGCGGATGCGCTCGCGCATGTGTTCGTGGGGCTGGCCGGTCCAGCGGTTGATGCGCGGGTCAAAGCCATTGCGCGCCGGGCGGCGGTGCGTCTTGGGGCCGATGCGGTGATGGTGCGCCAGCGAGAAGATATCATCGCTGGCGGATGCAACGCGCTCGCCGGCGGCGAACAGCGCGGTAAGAATCGACATATGTGTGGTCTTCACAGCAACGGTCCTTCCTGTGCGGGGAAAAGGTGGGAATAGTCGGGGTAATCCGCGTCGCGCTCGAGGCGGATGCGTGTGCCGGGGCCGATCCAGCGCTTGCGGGTGTCGTGCTGGCCGGGGCGCCAGATGAAGGCGCTGTAGGCAGTGGCGCTGCTGGCGCGGCGGGGTTGGCCGTGTTCGTCCAGGTTGAACGGATCGGGTGCGCCGGCGCGGATCAGGCGGCCTTTGAGCATGACCACTCTTTCCGAGAAGGCGATCTGCCATGTGGGCGCGCGATCGGGGACGAAAAGGCGTTCGTAGCGGTCGCCGCCTTCATCGAACGCGGTGCGGGCGATGACGGCAACGCCGCGGCGCGCGATCTGCTGGGCGCGCTCGATAAAGCGGGTGCCGACGTTGAACGGCGGGTTGAGGAAAATCCAATCGGGGCTGTGCACCGGCAGTGGCGCATGCTCGTCCAAGAAATCGTAGATGCCGTGATAGTTGCCGTAGCGGAACACGTCGGTGGCATAGACCTGGGCAAAGTATTCACGCATGGGCAGAACCATGTGGTTTTCGCCGCAGCAGGGGTCCCACCCGCGCTGGATTTCCAGCGGCTCGCCCTCGCGCATCAGGAATTCGCACAGGGCGCGCGTGCACCATGGCTGGGTGGGGAAATAGTCGAGGCTGTCGGGCGGCTCGATGCGGCGGGCCATGACGGCGGTGGAGCGGTTGGGGGTGGTCATTACCAGCGCGCCAAATGCATGAGCACGGCTTCGGCGCGGCGCAGATAGACCGTTCTGGCCCACTCCGGGTCATGGTCTTCAAAGTCGCAGGCGATGCAGGTTGCGCTGTTGCAGTCGTCCTGATCGGCTTCTAACCCGCATGTTTCGTCAAAATCGGAGCCGTCGGCCTGGGCGATCACGCGGGCTAACGTTTCAGCATCGGGCTGGCGGCCGGGCTTAAGGCAGTAAAAGACCACAGCGCCGATGCATGCCGCCAACACGCCGGAAACGGTCCCGCCCAATATGGCAAGTGCAAGCATGGTTCACCTCGTGAGGGCGATGGAGACGAGGAACGCGGCCACGCTGGCGCCCAGGAACAGCCATGCGGCGGCGAGACGGTTGATGCGGCGATCGGCGGGGGTGAGCGCGGCCAGGCCTTCGGCATGATCAGGCCGAACGGGGTTTGGCTGGGTGGATGGCGCCGGCGGGGGCGCATCGGGCCGGTCGAGCGGATAGTCTTCGGTGTAGGCCGGGTCATCCATGTCGCGCGAGGCGGCGACGCGCAGATAGAGGTCGCGCTGGGCGGCGTTGAGGCTGCGCGGTTTCATTGTTCACCCCGCTTGGCGAGGGCGCTTTGCAGCATCGGCTGGGCCTGCTGGGCCAGCTGCGCATCAAGGTGATCGGCGGCGCGGATCAGGTGTTCGGCAAGCTGGCGCGCCCCTTGCGGGGTGTGGTCCAAATACATGCCCGAGCGCTCGCAAATCAGCACGATGCGGACATTCGCGCCGTGCGTGGCGATTGCGAATTGCTGTGTCGGGCAAATGTGGTGCCCGCGCCAGCTGGAACACCCGAACTGTGTCGGCGCAATATCCGGGTCGGGCTCCTGAATGAACAGGTGCGGCTTCTCGTCGCTCATGGCTTCACTCTCCGGGAAATTCCGCGTCGATGCGGTCGATCAGGGCCATGGCGACGGCGGCCAGGGCGATGGCGTGGCGGCGCGCGAGGCGCGGCTTGTGGAACTGCACGTATTCGGTGATCGCCAGGCCGCGCTTGGACAGCTCGCGCGCGAAATGGGCGAGCGGCAAAGCGCGGTCTTGCGCGGGCGTGTGGCCGAAGGTGTGAATCTGGCGGTGCCGTTCGGCCAGGATCTCTTCCATGGCGCGCACGGGCACGAAATCTGGTTGTATCGCGCTTTGATCATGTATCGCCGGGGCAGCCGTGACCCGCGTGGATGGATTGGCCGCCCCGGCGTCTTCCCTCTCGCCCGCACCCGAAGGGCCGGTGTTTGCAGCCTGATTTGCGGACGGTGGAAGCTGGGTCATCGCGATAGCTCCGAAAAATCAGAGGGGATCGGTTAGGACGTGGAACAGCACTTTCTTGCCGACGTGGCCGCGCAGGCTGGCCAGGCGCGCATGGCCGCCCGGGCGGCCGGGCGCGGCGTAGCTGAACCGATCGCACTTGCTGACGGGCAGGCGCCGGTGCCAAGAGGTCTTGGCCAGGGCGACCGCCTGGTGCCGCGCAATCTCGCGGAACGGCGCCTGGATCGTGTCGCCCGGCCGGGTCATCCCAGCGACCTCATCAGCAGCTGGCCGACCATTTCCAGGGCCAGATAGAACGCCAGGATCAGCACGACACCGGGCAGGCGATCGGCCGCGAGCATCGCGCGATCGGCGGTGGCGATCAGGCGGCGGATCATGGCGCGGTGCTTTCGCTGGGCAGCGGCCAGACCAGCTCGCCGTTCGCATCAAAAAGACGGCCCCAATTGAGCGTGGCGATGCCAAGGCTGCAGCATGCGGTGATCAGCGCTTCGGCGGCTGCTTGCCCATTAAAATTTGCATCTGCGGCACCGCTGCACCGCCAAAACGTGCGCTCGAGCCAGTCGATGCCTCCGCAAAGGAAGATTAGATGGTTTTTGCCGAGCTGCTTCATGGACAGCTTTACGGGCAGCTGCAGCGCGCTGATGACGATGATTTCGGCATCGCCAACGAAGATGCCTTCGGTCTTAAGGATGCCGAGCGGCTTGATCGGGCTTTCGGGCGAAAGGAAGGGGTTGGCCTCGCTCATTGGACGGTGCTCCCTTGTCCCGTGGCCGCGCGCGCGATCTCGTGCTTCGCTTCCACTGCGCCGCCCAGAGCGCCGGCAAAGCTCAAGGCGAACGCCATGCGCATGCCCTCATGTTCCAGCGCGCCGATCACGGCCGACAGAACTTCGCCTATGATCGCCGTGGCGTCGTTGGCGGCATCGGGATAGCTGGCGCCGGCCTTCTCGCGCTCGTCCATGAACTGTTCGACCACGGCGGACAGCTTCTTGTTCAAGTCGCGCATTTCCGGGGTGTATTGTTGTCGCGGCGCGCTCATGCCCGGCCTCCCCGGATCAGGTGGAGGTGGCTGGCGTTGCCGTCCATGGCGGCGGCGGCTTCGGCCTGGGCCTTGCGGTCGATCGCGGCGGTGGCGTCGGGCGGGAGCCAGCCTTCGATCCACGCTTCGACGGCTGCGCGCGGCCAAGTGCTGGACGTGGTGACGGCGCTGGTGAGTTCGCCGCCCTTGCACATGGCGGGGATCGGCGGCGGGAAATTGTGCTCTTCGATCAGCTTGGTGACATAGGCCACCATGCGGCGGTCGCTGTAGCCATGCTGGCCCAGCTCGCGGCGGATAAACCAAAGATTGACGGTGGTGGCGGCGGGATCATCCGCCGGCTGACGGGGTGCGCGTAAAGCCATGGGGGCCTCCGTTGGGGATCAACGGTGCCCTGAATATTCCTGACGCTTATATTATGTCAATAGCTTATATTTCGGGGTTCGGCGGACCTGCGATCCAGTGATAAACCCCTACCAAAATGGCAAAACTGCCCAGCAAAAAGGGCATATGCGTATCATGCAGTTCGGGAAGGTAATCACCGCAATATCCGCCAGGAAACAGTGTGTAATCGAGCAAGCACAATGCTGCGCCAGCGCAAATAATTAGCGCTGCTCGTTGCTTTATGGTGCGCATAACCACCTCAAAAAGCCTGCGGGGATCGCGAAAAATGGTGTCTTGCGTTGCTTCGTTCAGAACGTTGGCGCCCAGGACCAGTGCGCCCATGGCGATCAGTACGCCGATTACAGAGAAAAAATCCGTCAACGATTTTTCCGGATCGGCTGCACGTTTGAATGGCGGAATTCGGTCAAGGGTTCGGCCACGCGCTTCACCATTTGGCGTTGCTGTTCTTCGGCCTGGCGGAAATTCTGCACAAGCTCGATTTCCTCGGGGTCAAGGCGATGGGGATTATCCTCATCATCCAGCAAATCAGCCGCCGTGACGCCGAAAACGCGGGCAAAAGTGCGCATCCAATCAATGGTCAGTGGCCGCTCGTCGTTTTCGAGCTGGCTTATCGCGGGCTGCGACACGCCGCTTTTGCGCGCCAGCTCGGCCTGGGTGATGCCGGCGCGCTTACGGAGTTCGCGGAGGCGGTTCTTCGGGTGCATCACGTAGATATATGCCATCCACTTATTTTTGGCGCCTGCCTCTTGCTTATGTCCAGCGGAAAAATATAACGGTGCGCAATATATGTGTAACCGAATGGGACGTGTGGACCGTGAAGCTAGCAAACTGGCGGAAAATGCACGGGCTTACGCAGGCTGCGCTGGCTGATGAGCTGGGCTGCTCTCAATCCTATGTCAGCCAGATCGAGCGCGCCGACGATCCGATTGTGCCGGGCAAGGATATCCTTGCGCGGCTGTATGAAATCAGCGGCGGCGATGTGCAGCCGAACGATTTCTATGATCTGCCCGATCTGAATTCGCGCGAGGCCGCCTAGCCATGAGCGCGGGGGGCACCTGGGACCAGCGGCCGGGCGCGCTCGAGGCGACGCGGGGCATCGGCAGCGCGCATGCGATGGCGCGGCACAATGATCTGTTGGGCTGGCATGTGTGGCTTTCGTCTGGCTTCGCGCCGGATGCGGCCTTGCCGGTGCCCAATGCGCGGTGGATGGCCGACCAGCTGCAGCGCGTGGCGGCCGATCTGATCAAGGCGGCCGATGTGGCCGAAGGCAAGCACGCGGCGCAGGTGGTGGAATGACCGGCGCGCCCAAGACCGTTGCCGAAATCGAGCAGCTGCTGCGCGACAACGCCGTGTCGATCGCGCGGCAATGTCTGCCTGGTGGGCGGGAAGAGGGCGGCTATTTTTGCGCCGGGGATCTATCGGGCGGCCGGGGCGGCAGTCTGGTGGTGTATCTCAAGGGCGCCAAACAGGGCCTGTGGCGTGATTACGCGGCCGATGTGGGCGGCGACATGCTCGACCTGATCGAGCAGACCCAGGGGCTGGCCGGCAAGGGCGCCGCCGTGGTTCTGGCCAAGGAATGGCTGGGCATCGATGATGGCTGGGCTGGGCGTGCCACGCAAATCAGCCCGGAAGAACGCGCAGCCCGGGCCCGGCGCCTGGCGGAAATGCAGGCGCGGCGCCAGGCCGAGACGAACGAAGCCAATGCCAAGGCCATCCGTGATGCGCGGGGGCTGTATCTCAATCGCCAAGCGCGGCCGATCGGCGGCACGCCGGCCGAAGCCTATCTGCTGGGTCGTGGCCGCCTGGCCGTGGGTGGCGCATGGCCGGGCGGGCTGAAATTCGACAGCGTGTGGCAAAAAGACACGCGCCAGAAAGAGCCGGCCATGCTGGCGCCGGTCTATCTGCCCAATGGCGATCTGGTGGCGTGCCACCGCACCTATCTGCAGCCGTGCCCCGATCGCGGGTGGACGAAACTGGCCGTGCCCAAGGCCAAGCTGGTGCTGGGGCGGCCGTGGGGCGGGTTCATCCCGATCAGCAAGGGTGCCAGCGGCAAGAGCATGGGCAAGATGACGGCCGACGAAGCCGTGTACATGGCCGAAGGCATCGAAAAATGCCTGGCGATCCGCGAAATCCGGCCGGAATTTCGCATCGTGGCCGGCGTGACCCTGGGCAACATGGGGGCGATCGTGTTCCCGCCGCATGTGCGGCGCCTGGTGATCGTGGCCGATCGTGACGACAACGACAGGGCGGTGACTGCGCTGGAACGCGCGGTGGCGGCGCAGCAATCGCGGATTGGCGATGTGCGCCTGGTGTTTCCGCCCCAGCCTTACAAGGACATTGACGAATGGGTGGATGCGGCGCGGGCGCAGGCCCGGCAGGCGGGCGCGGCATGAGCGCGGATTGGGAAGATTTTACCGAGCGCCAGCTCGATGTGCTGCTGGCGCTCGATTTCGCGATGCCAGTGCATGAGGGATATGCGCGGTTTCGCCTGCGGTTGCCGGGCGCCTCGATCAGCGCGCTTGTGGGCCGCGGCTTGGTACGGCGACACTTTTACGTCGAAAATCCTGATCTACCGGGCATCCCCTTTCTAACCTTGTCGAAAGAGGGCGAGCGTGTGCGGCGCAGCTGGATACGCTGGTGCCAAAGAGTGCGCGATAAGGTCGGATCAGTTCCGCCCGGCCTGATGCAGCGGGCAGTGGAGGCACGGCCGTGAGCGCGGGCATGTTCTTTCGTGCCAGCGTACGGCGCGCGGCGGTTTTGCCGCCGGTGTGGCTGGGGCGTGGTGCTGGCGCCCTTCGACAGGCTCAGGGCGAACGGGAGGCCGGCGCGATGCGCGAGGGCCTTCGACAGGCTCAGCCCGAACGGGAAGCGGAAATTGAATTGCCGGCGGCGGTCCTCCCGTCCCCTGTCACCGGCAAGCCTGGGCCGGTCGCACTACCCCCTGCCGTGCCGGCCCAGGCAACCCCCGCCCGTGCGCGCACGGCGCCGGCGGCGCGCCTGGCGTTGCCCAAGGCTTCGGAAATGGAAACGCGGGCGGCGCGGTGGCGCAGTGGCGCTTCGACAGGCTCAGCGCGAACGGATGAAGCGGAAGTGCTGCCGGTGGTGGGTGAGGATGGCAAGGCATTCTGCTGGCGATGCGATGCGCGGGTGCCGACGTGGTTTTCGCGTGACTGCATCAGCGGCGATTGCACGCTGCGGAAGGCCGGGCTGTGAGCGCGGTTCCCCACGATGATGATCCGCTGGCGGCGATCGGCGCGGCGCTGGATAATCCGGCGCCGGCGCCGGCGCTGGCTGAACAGGGCGAGCGGGTGGACGATGGCGATGACGACGGCGACGATGATTATCGCTGGCCGCTGGATGCGCCGATCGTGCCGCTGGGCGCATCGAGCGGGCTGGATGGTTCGCAGCGGTGCTATTACCTCAACACCAACGGCGAAATCGTCAGTCTGGAAGCGGGCAACAAGCACGGCAAGAACAACCTGGTGCACCTGTTCGGCGCCAAGGCGAAGTTCCTGGAAAGCGAATGGCCGCAATGGTCGAAACCGGGCAAGGAACAGATCAACGGCAAGTGGGTGGAAACCACGCCGGCGCGGATCGTCGGTTTCGACCAGGCTAAGGCCAGTCGCGCGATGATCATGGAATGCAGCCGGCGCGGGATCTTTGATCCGGCCGGGCGGCTGCGCGGGCGCGGTGCGCACCGGCTGACCGGGGGCGGCCTGGTGATCCACTATGGCGATCAGCTGGGCGTGCTGCAGCCCAAGGTAAACGGCGAGCTTAAGCCGCTGTCATTTGCGCCAGCGCCGCTGCTGCGAGACGGATTTGTCTATCCGGCCGGCGTGCCATTGCCCCGACCCTGGCCAAAATCGGTCCCGCCCACGGCGGCGATCACCGTCCAAAAGCTGCTGGAAACGTGGAACTGGAAACGGCCGTCGCTCGATCCGGTGCTGCTGCTGGGCGCGATCGGGCAGGGCTATATCGGTGGGGCGCTGCCGTGGCGATCGAACGTGTGGATCACCGGGGGGCGTGGCACGGGCAAATCGACGCTGAACGGGCGGCCCGATGAAGGACAGGGCATCATTGCCCAGCTCTATGGCGAAGCCCTGTTCCGCACCGGCAACACCAGTGCCGCGGCGATCCGGCAAAGCCTGAAAAACTCGACCGTGCCGGTGATGATCGATGAAGCCGAGGCGAGCGGCGACAATCGCAAGATCACCGAAGTGGTGGAGCTGGCGCGCGTGGCCTCGTCTGGTGACAAGATGCACCGGGGCGGGCAGGATCACAGCGCCCACGAATTCACGCTGCAATCGCCGTTCTGGTTCAGCTCCATCAACATGCCGCCGCTGGAAGGTTCCGACCGATCGCGGCTTGCCATCCTGGAACTCCGGCCGTTCAAGCCCGGCACGGCGATGCCGGATTTCGGCAAATACAATTTCGCGGATCTGGGCAAGCAGCTGCACCGCCGCATGATCGATGCCTGGCCGATCCTGGCCGAGTGCAAGAGCGCCTATCATCGGGCGCTTGCGGCTGCTGGGCACGATGGGCGCGCCTGTGACCAGTTTGGCACGTTGCTCGCCTGCGCATGGATGCTGCTGAACGACGAATTGCCGGATGAGGAGACCGTGCATTTCTGGGCTGGGCTGTGCGCACCGCAGCGCCTGGCCGAAGTGTCGGACGCGATCAGCGATGAAGAGGCGTGCGTCAACCGGCTGATGACCGAACTGGTGCAGCCGCGCGGGCGGGATAGCCGCGAGGCGGTTTCGGAGCTGCTGGGGCGGTGGGTTCAGGAAAAGGTGGCGGCCAGCGCGGGAACTCTCTCCGATGCGTTCTCGAGCGAACGGAATAAGGAGCTGTATCTCGAGCAGCTGGGCCTGAAAGTGGTCAACGCGAAGTTCAAGGGCGATGGCAGGTGGGGCGCGGAATCCTATATGCCCAAGGCTGCGCCGGGGTTCCTGGCGATTGCCAATGCGCACCGCCAGCTGGACGAAATCTTTGACGGGTCGCGCTGGCAGAAGGGCACCTGGCGCCAGACGATGGCGCGGCTCGATCACGCGATACCGACCACCACGAAATTCGCCGGGCATCCGATCCGGTGCGTGCTGGTGCCGCTCTATCACCTGATGGATGAAAGCGAATTGCCCGATCTGTGCCGGCGCGAGGCGGTGGCGCAGTGGATGGCAGAGCAGACCGGCGAGGCGGGGGCGTGAATCGAGGCGCACGCTCTCCCTTGCCGCGCGGCGTGGCCTGGTGCGGGCCGCGCATGCGAGACGGCCGGCGCGCGGGAGGGGAAGCCCGGGCGCCGGCCGTTGGTGTGGGTAAGTTAATCGCCAGCGGTAAGGTTGGTCACCTTTACGGAGCCGACAAATTCGCAATCGCGCTCGACCGCCTCGATGACCTCTTGATCTTGACCGTCTTGGACAATGGCAACCGCCTCCGATCCATCAATATCAACTCGATAGACGGTGTAATGATTTTCGCCTCCGAGGCGGTAATTGATTTCATAGCTAAAATCATCGGGGTTGTAGCCAATACTGGCGTTCAGACAGCGCGCGGCATCAATGATCGCATCGTCACCATGCGCGGCGCTCGTATCAAAGCCCACGAGATCAGCTGTATCTGCAAAAATAAAGCCGCTTTCGTTATCGATCAAAATATAACGTGCCATGATGATTCTCCGAGGTGCTTGGGGAAGATGCGCGCCGGCGTGGGGCCGGCGCAAGGGGGATTAGGCGGCCTGCGCCAGTTCGGCGGCGCCGGCGTTGGCCAGGACCATATCGGCTGCTGCCTGGGCAAGACTGGCAGCCTTGAAGATGGCGCGCTTGTCGTTGCGCAGGGCCTTGAGCCAGCTGCCGATATAGGCGGCGTGGTTGTCGATGTGCTCGCCAAGGATGCCCAGCTGCGCGCCGACGAAGGCCGCGCCGATCTCTGCCACGAGTTCTTCGGCCGCGTAATCCTTGCTGCCGAATTGACCGGTGAAATTGCGGCCCAGGCGGCTCTTGTGGCCCGTCCAGTGGCACAGTTCGTGCGCGAGGGTGGCGAGGTATCCGCCAGCGCTGTGGAAGCGCTCGAAATCGGGCATTTGCACCGTGTCAGGGCCGGGCGCGTAGAACGCGCGGTCACCGCCCTCGATGATCGTGGCGCCGCAGCTGCGCAGCGCGGTTTCGGCGGCAAGGTCGCGTTCGTTGCGCAGGCCGGGCAGGCTGGCCGGCGCCGCCGCGATCGGCGCGGCCGGGCGATAGCGTTCGGGCAGGTTATCGATCTGCGCGACGTTGAACACGGTATAGCTGCGGATGCACGGCACCTGGTGGTCTTCGTCCTGGCCCGTGGTGGGGTTTTCCTTGGTCATGGTCAGCGCCTTAAAGAACACGATCGCAGTGCCCTTTTCGCCCTTGCGGACGTTCGCGCCCAGTTCCTTGGCCTGGTTGAAAGTCATCCACGTGTCGGCGTGATAGCCGCGTTCCTGGGCGGTCAGCCAGAGCAACAGGACGTTGATGCCGCGATAGTGTTCGCCGGTTACGCGGCGCGGCAGGGGCGGCAGGCTGGCGCCATCGCGCACCCAATCCATGCGCCAGGGGCGAATGCCCGCTTCGAGCTTGGCGATGATCTGCGCGGTGATCGCTTCGTAGGCGTCGAACTTTGCCATGGTTCAGGCCTCCATCGCTTCGATGCGAAAAACGCTGTGACCATAGGTGCCCGGCACGCTCGGCAGGTGGATAACGCGGCCGGAATTTTCCAGCGCGATGAAAATCGCCAAGCCAGCTGCTGGGGCTTGCGGATCTTCGCCTGCAATCTCTGCGAAGATGCGCCAGCTGTATCCGCCGGAGATTTCGCCTTTGGCGTTAGCGCAGCTCGCCAGATAGGCGGCGGCGCGATCAAGGGTGGTAATGTCAAAGCAGGGCTTGCGCATCGATCCGGTCCTTTCTCGACCATCGGGCTGGCCCATGCCAGCGCCGTTTGTGTGTCCTATTATTATGACACAAAAAACATTGTCAATACGGTTCTGAAAAGAAATTTCGGTGCGCCCTTTAGCCTGCTTGCGATTGCAGCACTGGCCCGCGCAAAGCGGGCCGGTGCGGTGCGCAATCGCCTGCATTTCAGCCACCTAGCGCCGTGTGTGGTGTCTGGCGCAGCGGCGCCGGTGGCGCCTATGCACGGCCGCAGCGGCGCCGCAGGCGTCGCGGTGCGCGGCCGTTCGCTCTGTCTCTCCCGCGCTCGCACCACGCACCCTGGCCCGTTGATTCGCGCCATCACCTTGGCTTTGCCCTTGCCCCGGCCCGTGGGGGATGTCATGAAGTTGGCGCGCCAGCTGCCCGATGCCGGTGGGTCCGGGGTGGCAGTTGCAGGCGCAACCGCGCTGCAACTGGTGTGCAACCAGCAAGCGCATGTTTTTCAAGCACAATTTTTGGCAGTTGCGCAGTTGCGCGCCCTCGCCTCGCGTCATGTGCGCCTGTGCGTGTACGCGTGCACACATGCGCACATATGCGCGCGCGACACTGCAACTCTGCAACTGTCATATATTACCTATGTATATCATAAGGTTATGAGTTGCAGCGCGGTTGCAGCGCGGTTGCGCCTGCAACTGGCGCCGGCGGGGCGGGCATTCGGGGCGATTGGGCCCGGCGCGGCGAATATTCTGGCGGGCGGATATGCGCAGCGCTCGAGCGGCGGCGCGATCGTGGCGCGCCAGGTGCTTCCCAGCAGTGTGATGCGGGGGCGGCGGGGCGAAAGTTTTGGGGTTTTCGGCCTGGCGGCCGGGGGCGCGATCGGCGCCGGCGGCGCGATCGGGAGCGGTGCGGGTCGGCCTGGGCAAAGTGGCGGATTTCTGCGGGTTTCGGCGGCCCGATCGGGGCGTGTTGGAAAGGCGATGTTGGAAGGGTGCGCCTATGTCGCTGGAAATGCTGGGCAATCTGACTTCGCGCATCAGCCTGTCAGGCTGAACGGCGAGACCCCCCTGGGGGGTGCATCGCGCGCGCGGGCCCCCGGGCGCCCCCAGGCGCGGGCGCGCATCCCCAGCTCGCTGGCGCACCACGTGAACCGAATTTGGAACGGCGTTCCGGGCCGCCTGATCTTGCCGATGGATGCCCAGGGTACAGCCGGGGCCGGATCGTGGGTGCCCACCGGCGGGCCGGGGTGTGGGAAACGGGCGATGGTTGGGAGCGCGACGCGGGCCGGGGTGTGGGTGATCCCACCGGGGCGCGTCGCAGCATCTGTGATGAATCGGGAGGCTGGGCATGTCAACGCGGCGTAACGAGAGCCCCGGTGGAAAAGTCGAGGCGGGCGCGCTGATCGAGCAGAGCAAGGCGCTGGTCGATGCAGCGGCGGCCGAGGAACAGCAACTTTCGATGCTGGAACCGGTGACGCCCGAAGAAATGGCGATCGCGCGCGAGGAGCTGGGCGGCGAGGCCGGGCGCCTGACCGTGCTGCGCCATGCGCGGGCAACGCGGCGGGGGCGACCGGCCGGGGTGAAGAACCGGCGCACCGAGGATTTCCGCAAGTACATCTTGGGGTTTGGCCAAGATCCGGCGATCACGCTGATGCAAATCCAGAACACCGATCCCGAGATCCTGGTGGAGCGATCAGCCGAAATGGACCCGGTCAAGCGGCGCATGTCTTACGGGGACGCGCAGCAGCTGCGGGTGCGCTGCGCCGAAGCACTGATGCCGTTCATCCATTCGAAACAGCCGGTGGCGGTCGACATGAATTTCAGCGGGCTTTCGGACCTGGTGATTGCCGGCGTCACGCATAGCGAGGCGCAGGTGCAGGATATCATCGAGGGCGATTTCATGCCGCTGGATGATGACGGGGACGAGGCATGAGCATGCGCAAGCTCATCTCGCCCGGGCCGGTGGCGGAAGCGTTCATACGCAGCCGGGCGTTCGTCTGCGGCATCATCGGCCCGGTGGGCAGTGGCAAGACAATGGCCGCCCTGCAGAAGGGGTTGCGCCTAGGGGCAATGCAGGGTTGCGTACGCGACGCGAACGGGATCTGGTGGCGCAAGGCGCGGATCGGGATCATCCGCGAAAGCTATCCGTCGATCGAATCCACGATCTTGAAATCATGGTGGCAAATCATCCCTAAGAGCGAAGGCAAGTTCAGCCTGCGCGCGCCCTATACCCACGCATTTCGCAAAGTGCTGCGCCGCGACGATGACGGCCGCCCAGTGGAAATTCTCGATTGCGAATTCGAGTTTCGCGCGATCGGGGATCAATCGGTTGAAGAGGCATGCCGTGGTTGGGAAGTCAACGCGGTTATCGTCGATGAAGCCGATATTCAGCCGGTCGATCTGGTGCCGTTCCTGACGGGCCGTGTCGGGCGCTTTTCGGACCTTGACCCGTCAACGGTCTATGATCCGCAGATCATCCTGTCGCTCAACATGCCAGATATCGAAAACCATATCTACCAGCTGTTGATGACCAAGGATGGCGGGGATTTTCTTTCGGCCGAAGACAAGGCCGAGCTGGTCAAGGTGCTGGGCGAGCGGCCGCTGATCGAATGCTTTGTGCAGCCGGGCGGCCGCGAGCCGGATGCCGAGAACATCCATAACCTGCCGGGCGGCCGGGGGTATTACGTGCTGCAGGTGGCGGCCAACCGGCACAAGCCCGGCTATGTCGATCGCATGGTCGACAACAAGCCGGTACCGATCATGCACGGGTTGCCGGTAAACGCCGATTTCGTGCACCGCGTGCACGTGGTGAAATCGGGCGTGCTGCGGTGGGACCGGCGCCATAAGCTGATCGTGGGGATCGACCAGGGCCTATTTGCGGCGGCGGCGATCTGCCAGCGCAACAGCTATGGCCAGCTGCGCACGCTGGGCGAAGTGGTGAACCTGGCACCGGGCGGCAAAGACCTGCTCAAGGTGGGGCCAACGTCATTTGGCAAGAAGCTGCGCGCGTTCCTGATGGAAAACTTTCCCGGCATTCGGGCTGAGGAAATCCGCTGCGTGGGCGATCCTGCCATGTTCGCGGCGACCGATCGCGAGGATGATGAACAGGACTGGCGCATGGCCTGCCAGAAAGCGCTGGGGTTTCACATATTCCGCGCCAAGAGCAACCGGCAGGGGTTGCGCAACGAGGCGATCTGGCGGGCGCAGAAAGAGCGGGATGGCTATCAGATCGATGAACGCTGCAGCCACCTGATCAAGGCCCATAGCGGGGGCTATCGCTATGCCAAGGCGCAGCTGGGGACCGGCGAAACGCGCGGCCACCTGGAAATTGCCGACACGATCTACACCCACGTGGCCGACGCTGAGCAGTATGCCGCGCTGGAAGGTGAGAACGTCATTCAAGAGATCCGCGGGACCGAACGCAAGGGGCCGCCGATCCACGTCCAATCGGACTGGGACATCTACAGCTAGGAGGCAGGAATGGGTGGGATTTTGTCCGTTGCATCTGCAGTTGTTAGCGCCGGGAGCGCCGTAGCATCGCTGGCATCGAGCGCACCGAAACAGCAGGCGCTGCCGGTGCCGGTGGTGCGGGACGATGCCAGCAGCATGATCGATGCCAGTGACAAGCTGGCGCAGCGGCGTGGCGGGGCCAGCGATATCCTGAATGGGGACGGTGGGTTCAGCAAAGCGCTGCCCGGCCCCAAAACGACGCTTGGGTCATAAAAAAAGGACACATCATGGGAACGGAAGTGAACGTTTACAGCACAGTGCTGGAAAATCCGGTGCAGCTGATCGCGATGGTGAAAGGCAAGCCGATGCCCAAGCTGGTGACGATCGAGGCCAAGCCAGAGGATTGGCATGGCGGCCACCCGCTGGGCGCGGTGCTGATGAAGCCTGTGGAGGTGGACTGCACCAGGTTGAACAAGCCGCCGGTGATCGAGGGCTGGCAGGTGGTGTGCGATGGCGAGGTGATCAGTGAAGAACCGCTGCCATCACCGATCCGCCTGGAATCCCAGGTGACGATGCGCCTGGAACGCTGCGCGATCGTGCGCCGCGCCGACGCCGAAAGCAACGCGGCCCCGGCCGCCTGAGGAAAGGGCAGCGATATGGCTGACGTGCGAGACGAAGTGCAGGTGCTGCTGAAACGGCATCAGGAACTGGTGACGGAACGCGGGCCGCGCGAGGCGCTGTGGCGCGAGTGCGAGCGCTGGGTTGACCCGGAACAGCAGGGCGGCTTTTTCCGCCGTCAGCCGGGCGGCCAGCGCGATGGCCATATCACTGAAAACACCGCGCAGATGGGCCTTGAGGCGTTCGTGGCGGCGATGGACGCCATGCTGATGCCGGAAGGCGAACAGGTCACGCTGCTGAAAACCAGCGATGCCGCGCTGAACGATGTGCCGGCAGTGGCACGGTGGCTGCAGCATGCCAGCGACCGGCTGCATGCGTGCCGGAATGCCGCCCATACCGGGTTCCAATCGGCCAGTGCGCTGCGCTGGCGCATGCTGGGCATCTATGGCTGGGCGGGCATGTGGATCGATGAATGGGTGGGGCGCGGCCTGTTTTACCAGACGCCGCACCCCAGCGAGCTTTACATCGATGACGATTTTCGCGGGCGGATCGACACGGTGCATCGCCGGCGCGAAGTGAAGGCGCGCCAGCTGGCGCAGATGTTCCACAATGACCAGCTGCCGCCCAAGGTTAAACAGGCGCTGGCGGACAACAAGCCCGACCAGTGCTTTACCCTGGTGCACATTATCCGGCCCAATTCGGCGCACGAACCGGGGCGTCTGGATTCGCGGCGCTTTCCGATCCAGTCGATCTATCTGCTGGAAGAGACCCGCGATCTGATCAGCGTGGGCGGGTATTATTCCCACCCGCTGCCGGTATCGCGCTATATCCTGTCACCGCACGACGCGTATGGCGTGGGGCCCAGCGGCAAAGTGATCGGCACGATCCGCCAGCTGAACATCATGGCCAAGGATACGATCAAGGCGTTTCACCTGGCGCTGCAGCCGCCGATCCTGATGCCGTCTGATGGATCGATCAACCGGATGAACATGACGCCGGGTGCGCCGATCCCGGGCGGGATGGACAATGGCAAGGAACAGATCAAGCCGTTCAACAGCGGGGCCAACCCGATCTATTCCGACAAGGCGATCGAAAAAGCGGTGAACACGGTGAACACCGCGTTCCTGGTGCACGTGTTTGCCATCATGCAAGAGCCGATCGACCGGCAGACGGCCACGGAATATCTGGGCCGCAAGCGGGAAGCGATGCTGCTGCAGGCGCCGAATGCCGGGCGGCAGATCGGGGAAGCGCTGGTGCCCAGCGCGGAACGCGAGCTGGATATCCTGATGCGGGCGCGGCAGATCGACCCGATGCCCCCGGAAATGCGCGAGGCGGGTGCAGGCCTGCTGATCGAATGCGACAACCCGCTGACGCGCGCGGCGAAATCGGCCGATGCCCACAATTTCATGGGCGCGCTCGAAATGCTGACGCCGATGGCGCAGATCGATCCATCGATTTATGACGTGATCGATACCGATGCGGCACCGCGCGGACTGATGCGCGCGATGGGCGTGCGGGCCGACTGGCTGCGCGATCCGGACCAGGTGGCAGCGCTGCGCCAGGCCAAGGCCGAACAGCAGCAAGGCGCCAGCCTGGTGGAAGCGGCGCCGGCCGCCACGCAAGCGATGCTGAATATGGCCAAGGCACGCCAGCTATCCATGGGCGGTGGCGCATGACGGCCCGCATCAACGCCTGGGTGATCCAGGCGATTGCGCGCATGCGATCGCGATCGTTCCGCGTGGTGTTCGATACCGATGGCGAGAATGGCCGCGAGGTGGGCCACGTGCTGGCCGCGCTGCGCCAATTCTGTTGCGCACAGTCACCCGCGATCGGGGCGAGCCCCGAAGAAACCTATCGGCTGAACGGCCGCCGCGATGTGTGGCTGTTCATCCAGAGCCAGCTCAATTTCACCGAAACGAAGATTGCTGAACAACAGGAGGCACATGATGACTACTTCGGGGAGTGACAACAACGGCGGTGCGGGCGGTGAAGGCGCAGCGGCGGCGCCGGCATCGGGCGGGGCGTCTTCGCTGCTGGATACGGCGGCGCCGGCTGCTGCACCGGCTGCTGCGGCCCCGGCGGCTTCGCCTGCAGGGGATGCGCCGGCCGCAGCGGCGCCCGAGCCGGCGGACTGGATGAAGGGCCTGACCACGGATGGCGATGCGCTGGCATGGCTGGCGAACAAGAAGTTTGCCACCCCGGCGGCGCTGGTCGATGCCTATCGCCAGACGGAACGGGCGTTTCACACGGCGATCCCGGGCGAGAACGATCCGGCTGAGCGGTGGGATGCGTTCTACAAGCGGGTGGGGCGCCCGGACAGCCCGGATGGCTATGACGTGGCGGCGCCGGATGGTTTTGAATCCAATCCCGAGTTCACCGGGCGGTTCAAGGAAACCGCGCACAAGATGGGGCTGAGTGCCAAGCAGGCCACCGGCATGGTAGAATGGTATAACCAGGAAGCGCTAGCGACGCTGCAGGCCGAGGCCAATGCGACGCGCGAACAACAGCAGGCATTGCGCGCGGAATGGGGCGCTGATTTCAACAAGAATATCGAAATCGCGCGGCGCGGCATGCAGGTGCTGGGAATCGACAATGCCACGCTGGATGGCATGGGGCGCGGCATCGGCGTGGACCAGGCGCTGAAAATCATGGCCAAGCTGGGCACGATGACCAGCGAGGACATGCTGCGCGGCGGAGGCAACACGCCCGGATTCACTGTTTCGGAAGAGACGGCGCAGGCTGAGCTGGACAGCTTCATTGGCGACAAGGATGCGACGGCCAAGTTGCGCGCCGGCGATCCCACGGTGAAGGCGCGCTATGACCGCCTGGTGGCGGCCGTGGCAGCGGCTAAGGAGGCCAAGAAGCGGGCGGCCTGATATTGCCCCTTGACGCCCGCCTTACCCTTGCGGGATAAGGCGGGCCTTCGCCGGATTAGCGTGCCCATGGCATGCCCCGGCAGCGCTGGCCCCGATACGGCCCGTTCAAGCGAGCGATATCGCCAGAAACGGCCCCGCGGCGAGCGGACTAGCCTTTCGATCGATGCGAAACCATCTTTCGGAGGCTGCCGTGGTTGATCAGGTCAACACCACCGCTCTTGTAACGTATCAATCCAACATGAAGCTGGCTCTGCAGCCCAAGGGCGGCGAGCTGATTGGCACCTGCCTGGAAGGCGATCTTTCGGGCGAGCTGGCCGAGATCGATGACTATTTCGGCGCGGCCGATACGCAGACAATCCGCGAACGGCATGTACCGATCGTTCCCAGCGATGCCCCGCAGGACCGCCTGTGGCTGGCAAAGCCCGACCCGGATTTCTATGACCGCCTGGTCAACAAGCAGGACCAGCTGATGGCCGGCGTCTCGCTGACGGGCGGCTATGTGATGCAGGGCGCGGCAGCGATCCGCCGCTACTGGAACCGCCAGTGGCTGAATGGCTTTTTCGGTAGCCGCCAGACCGGCAAGAAGGGGACGATCATCACCACGTTCCCGGCCGGCCAGATCGTGCCGTACAACACCGGCTTTGCCGCCGGCGGCACGAACCGCATGTGCGTGGAAAAGTTCTTTGCCGCGCGCGAAGTGTTGGGGCTGTCCAACGCGGACTTCACCGAAGAAGAGGCCTATATCCTCCTGACGCCCAAGCAGATCACCGATCTGCTGCGCGAAGTGCAGATCACCAGTAACGAGTTTTCGTCGCTGGGCGGGATGATGAGCCCGGATGGCAAGAAGCTGCTTCGCTTCCTGGGTTTCAACATCATCGAGATGAACCTGGCCGACGCGCTCTATGCGACCAAGGCGCCGACCACGGAATCCGCTGGCGGCGGCACGGTGCGCAAGAACCCGTTCTGGCTGAAATCCGGCGTCTACAACGGCTATTGGGAACGGCTGTTCACCAACGTGACGATGCGCGAAGATCTGCACTTCGAAACGCAGGTCTATGCGCGCAGCGCGATGGCGACAACGCGGACCCAGGACGGCCTTTCCGGCTATATCCAGAACAGCGAAGCCTGATCGGCGCCGGCGCGGCGATCGGCCGCGCCTGCCCGGTTTGCTTCAACCAGGAGTGAAACAAGATGCCGAAGGGTTACTCGCTTCAAGCGCAGGGTGTTCTGGACGGCAGCTTGCCGCCGGCCATTCCCGATGGCGCGATCGTGGGCGCACGGCTGCGCCGCAATTCGATCTTTCTTTCCGGCGCATCGCTGGTCGCGCAGGGCGTGGGGGCGGTCAATGACAACATCGTTGTTTACGAATGGCCCGCCAACGCGCTGTTCGATTCGATCACGTTCCAGACCGATACGGCGTTTACCGGCGCGACGATCCAGTTCGGCACCGCCGCCAACCCGACCAAGTATGGCTCGATCGCGGCGGCGGCGGCCAACACGCTGTATACCCTGCGCCCCGTGGCCGCGCGCATCGCCGGCCAGTATACGGCGCCGGAACAGCTGATCATGACGGTGATCGGTGCGGCGCTGCCCAGCGCGTTCAACGCCGAAATCGCGATGACGTACCAATCGGCCAACTGACGGCCGCGACTGTGCCCGGCCGCCGCGTGCGTGCCGGGCACATGCGTTTTTCAAGCATTTGTGTTTTCAGTATAGGGGAGCGGCGCGATGGCGCAGGTGAACGTGGTGGCGAAGCGGGGCGACAAGCCCAAGGATTACACGGTTTCGACCGGCACGCTGACGCTGGCAAGCGAAAGCATCGCGCTGGTTTACAACAGCACCGGGCCGTTGAACCGGGGCGAAGTGTTCAAGTTCCTGGAAGAGGTGGAACAGTTCATGGCCAACCACCCGTTCCCGGCCGCCTAAGGCGCGGGCCATGGGATCGCGGCTGACGGTCTATCAGCTGGTTGCCCAGCACCTGGCCCAGGATGAAGGGCTGATCGATCCCGACCAGGACACGCGCCTGACCGTGGCGATCAATGCGGTGTGGGATATCGCGCGCAAGGCGACCCTGCGGCGCAATACCTGGAATTTCGCGACCGCGCGCGTATCCCTGCCGGCGTTGGCCGATCCGCCGGCATTTGGCTATGGCTATCAGTTCACACTGCCGGCCGATTTCGTGCGCCTGGCCGATGTGGACGGCCCAATCCCGCAGGCGCGCGACTGGAAAATGGAAGGCGGCAAGCTGCTGGGCAACTCCACCCCGCTGCAGATCCTCTATGTGCGGGACTGCACCGAAGTGGAGCGGTGGGACGATCTGTTCGAGCTGGCGCTGTCTTACAAGGTGGCCGAGCTGATCGCGGTGCAGATCACGGGCGATGCCAATGTGAAGATGGAATGCCGGCAATCGTTCAACGATGTGTTTGGCGATGCCCAGGCCACCGATGCCCAGGAAAACCCGCCGCAGAATTTCGATGATGACCCGTGGACCACTGCCCGCTGGGGCTATGGATATTCCACCTATTGGCCGAGTTGATCCATGCCCGTTCATGCCCTGCAGAGCAGTTTCAATGGCGGGGCAGTTTCGCCCCGGCTGTTCGGCCGCACCGATACCGCGATCTATGACGGGGCCGTTGCCGAGCTGCTGAATTTCGCGCCCACGGTGGAGGGGCCAGCGATCAAGCGCAGCGGCACGATCGCGGCCGGCGCGGCCGATCCAACCGCAAGCACGATCATTCCGTTCGAGTTCAATGCCGAGCAGGCCTATGCCCTGGTGTTTTCGGACGATGGCGCCGGGGCTGGCCTGGTGCACTTCTATTCCAACAGCGGGGCGCCGCTGGTGGATGGTGGCGGCAGCCCGGTGGTGGTCAACGTGCCATACACAGCGGCGGATGCGCAGGCGCTGTATTGGCAGCAATCGGCCGATGTGCTGTATCTGACCCACCCGGGCTATCCGCCGGCCAAGATATCGCGCGTGGGCGCAGCAGCATTCACCTATGCCGTGCTGGCGCTGAGCGGTGGGCCGTTCGACGATCAGAACAGCGATTCATCGTTAACGGTCTATGCCAGCGCGGCGGCCGGCGTGGTGACGCTGACGGCCACGAGCGCGATCTTTCGGCCGGGGCATGTGGGCGCGCTGTTTCAGCTGCAGGCCAAGGATTTCGCAGCGATCCCGTTGTGGGAACCGGGCATGTCGGTGCCCAGCGCTGGCGTGCTATGGCGCTGGGAAGGCAAGGTCTATCAGAACGTGGGGGGTGGCAAGACGGGTTCCACGCCGCCGACGCACACCTTTGGCACCTATTACGACGGCACCAATACCAACGATCTGAACGACAAGAACCTGGGCACGCAGTGGACCTATTACTGCGACCAATATGGCCAGCTGAAAATCACCGCGGTGGCGAGCGATGGGCTGAGCGCCACGGCGACGGTGCTGCGCACGATCCCGCCCGGGGCGGTTGGATCATACGGGCCGTTTGGTGGGCTTTTGGGCGGCAGCTGGCGGTGGAACTTTGGCCGGTTTTCCGCCGATCGTGGCTGGCCCAAGGCGGTGTGCATCTGGAACGATCGCCTGGTACTGTTCACCGATTTCGAAGTGATCGGTTCGGTGGTGGGCGATTACCTCAATTTCAGCAGCTTTGACGACACAGGACGCCTGGAAGCGGACCTGGCATTCCGGTTTCGCATCACGGGTTCGAACCCGATCAACTGGATCGCACCCGATCTGCAGCTGCTGCTTTCGACCGACAAGGCGGAATGGACGGTGGGGCCGGTCAACAGCCAGGCTGCGCCCAGCTCCACCAACCTGATGGTGACGCGGCAGAGCCATTTCGGCAGCGAGCCGGTGCGCCCGGTGCAATCGGGGCTGAAAACCATTTTCGTGCAGCGCGGGGGCAAGAAGATCCGCGAGGCCGGGTATGACTATATCCAGAACCGCTATTCCGCCGCAAACCTGCTGATCTGGTGCCGGCATTATGGCCAGCCCGGGATCAAGCGCCTGGGCTGGCAGCAGGAAAGCGAAGAAATCCTGTGGGCGCTGCGCAATGATGGCGTGCTGCTGATGCATGCCTATGCGCCCGAACAGCAGGTGAAAGGCTGGGGCGAATGCCGGATCGCCGGGTTTGACGGTACCACGGCGACGGTGCTGGATTTTTGCGTGATCCCGGCCAGCACGGGTTCACCCGACAGCGTGTGGATGCTCGTCGACCGTGCTGGCGTGCGATCGGTGGAAGTGCTTGACCCGTGGTGGATCGACGGCACCGATATCAGCGATGCGCGCTTTCTGGATGGGGCGATCTGGTATGACGGCGCACCAGCAACGCATATCGGCATCGGTGGCACGGGATTTCCCACGAGCTGGGCCGGCAAGATCGTGCAGGTCTTGGCCGATGGCCAGTATCTCAACCCGGTGACGGTAGCGAGCGATGGCAGCATCACGTTGCCGGCGCCGGCAGCGAAAGTGTGCGCCGGGCTGTTTTACCCGGCACGGATTACCGGACTACCGCCCAAGCTGCCGCAGCCGCATTCGGGCGGCGCGGCGGAAATGGTCAAGAAAAAGCTGGTGAACCTGCTGGTGCGCACGGTGGAAACGGCGGGCCTGTGGGCGGGCCAGAAATTGGCGAGCCGATTGGAAGAGCTGTTTCGCCGCAATGCGACCACGCGCATGGACAATCCCGATCCGCTGTTCAGCGGGGTGAGTGACAAGGTGATGGTGACGGGCGCCACCGATCGCGAAGGCGCGTGGGTGCTGGAAAGCCGGGCGCCGCTGCCGGCGATCGTGACCATGGTGCGCGGCAGCTATCAGCCAGAGGACAAGGATTGATGAGCGTGCTGTTCGTGCCACTGCGTGCCAGCCATGTGCCGGCGATCAGCCTGCAGGTGAGCCAGCAGGGCGCCATGGGGCTGTGGACGCCGGAAATGACCGAGGCCTATGGCCACGAGCTGGTGGCCGGTGGCCCAGCCTGGGCGGGGATCGACGTGGCCACCGGGCGCGTGATCGGCGCAGCCGGGTTTGCCGTGGTCTTTCCGACGCATGCCAATGCCTGGGCGCTGCTTTCGCCCGATATTGGCCGCCATGCCAAGGCGATCACGCAATTCGTGCGGCTGCAGATCGGCATGGCGCCGTGGCGGCGCATCGAGGCGCTGACCCGGGCCATTTATCCGCAGCAGGCGCGATGGGCCAAGGCCTGCGGTTTTTCATCGGTTGCGGTGATGCGCAACCATGGGCCGCTGTGTGAAACCGTGGAACTGTTCGAGGTGGTGCGCGATGGGATCTAGCATGGGGCCGATCGGCATGGGCGTGCAGGCGCTGGGCAGCTTTGCCCAGGGCTATGCCGGCTATCGCGCGGGCATGTTCAACGCACGGGTGGCGCAGGCGAACGCGCAGGGCGCGCTGGTGGACGGTGCGACGGCATCGGCCGCGAGCGACGCCAAATACCGCGCGGCGATCGGCGAGCAGCTGGCGGCGCAGGGGGCCGGCGGTTTCCAGATGGGCACTGGATCGAACCTGGACGCGGTGCTGGCAAGCCGGGTGAACCAGACCTATGCCGCGATGAGCATCCAGCGCCAGGCGGCGGCACGGGCCGTGGGTTTCAACAACCAGGCGGAAATGAGCCGCTATAGCGCGCGGCAAGCGCTGTTTCAGGGCATCAGCAATGCCGCATCCGGGATGATGAAAAACACCACGGATTATGCGCTGTCTGGCCAGCAGTATGGCTATGACAGTTCGGGCCAGTCAGGGGCGCTGACGCCCAGCACGTGGAACCCGATGAACGAGGTGCAATATGGCTGACCTGTCAGTGGCACCCGAGCCGGCGCCGCTGGCCACGCCGGAACTGCCCGCGAATGCCACGCCGCAAGCGTTTGGCGCCGGCGTGGCGGGTGAGATGGCGCAGGCCGGCAACCAGATGGTGCAGGCCGCCATGCAGCGCAAGGAAATCGACCTGCGCAACCGCTATGAGGCGGACAGTTCGGACCTGCAATTGCGCCTGGCGCAGATGCGCCCGCAGATGGCTGAGCAACTGACCCAGTTGCAGCAGGACCAGGCGCTCGATCCCAAAAACTATGCAGCACAAGCCGGCGCGATTTTCGACAAGTTGGCATCCGGTGTCACCGAAGGGATCACCAGCACCAAGCTGGCCCAGCAGGCGCAAGTACAGATCGCACAAATGCGTGCGCAATATGGAGAGCAAGCGCAAAACTGGCAGTCGGTGCAGTTGGCGCAGATTTCGGGCGATCGCACCAACAAGGCTGCGGAATTGCTCATGGGCCAATTGCGCGGTGCTACCAAAGACCAGGCCATGCCGATCATGCATCAGTTGGCGGACCTGGCATATTCCATGTCCGATCAAACGCCGGCAGTGCGAGAACGGGTTGCGCTTCAGTTGATGCAGCAAGGCGCAGATGTGTGGGCTCAGTCCATTGCTGCATCGAACCCAGAGCAGGCGCGCCAATACATTGCGGATGGCACGTTCAGCGGTTTTGGCGTTCCGGCAGCGCAACTGCACACACTCGACCGTGCCGCCCAAGCCGAGATTCATACGCGCCAGCAGGTGGCAAAGCAGGCTTATAGCGAGCAAGTTGCCACGATCCGATCTGTGTCCGCGCGCGGCATCGAAGTGCCGATGGATCAGATCGGGCCGATCCGCAATGCGGCTATGGCAGCCGGTGATACCTCGACCGTTTCGGAACTGGATGGCATCATCAATGCCAACCAGTTCGCCAAGGTCTATACGAAAATGCGGCCAATGGATCGCGAGCGCGCGATTGCCACGCTGGCTGGAAAAGCCAACCCCACGGCGGCCGAACAAGAAGAACTGCACTGGGCGCGAACGCACGTGCCCGAGATGAACCGCGCGTTCGAGTCCGATCCTGTTGGATATCTGGCAACGAACGGGCCGCAGGGAACGCAGCCGCCCCCGCTGAATCTGAACGATCCGAACTCCGTATCGGCATTTGTGCAATGGCGCCGGGCGGCATCGGCAGCGTATGGTTACAACATCCCGGTGTTTTCAGACACGCAACTGGCGACATTGCGCAACCAGTATGCGGCCGGCGACAGCGGCAAGGCCGAAATGCTGTCGGTGCTGGATGCGCTGCCGCCAGCGGAGCGATCCATCGCGGCCAAGCAAATCGCGCCGGCCGATACCGGGTTTCAGCATCTGGCCCAGATCAAGGATTTTCTACGGGGCACAGTGCGCGCCGGCCAGCAAAAGCTGGAAGCGGACAAGAGTTTTCTCACGCCCGACAAAACCAAGGTTCCCGGCCAGAACGCGGCAGCGCTGCTGGGCACGATGGAGAACGAAATCAATTTCGCCATGCGTGCGCTTTCGCCCGAGGACTCTGCGGCGGTGATCGAGAACGCCAAAGCATGGCTTGCAGGTCATCTTTCCGGCAAGGGACGCGACGTGAATGCCTTGGTGCCGGGGGACATTTTCACGGCGGCGCTGGTTGGCCTGGGTGGTTATTCCACAAAGGGGGCGGCGCTGGGCGGTATCGCGCATTGGCATTCCGGGCCGCCTTACGTTGTGCCTGACGGCTTCACCCGTGCCGGTTTCGAAATGGCCGTGCAGCGAGATCTGAAGCGGAAAGTGGATGCAAAGATGGGACCGGTTAACCCTGACGGAACTATCTTCAACCTCAACAACGCCTATCCGGTGCTGATCGGCCCGGGGCGCTATCGCTGGGAAACTGCAACGGGGTATGTCAGCGCGCGCGGCGCCGATGGGCGGCCAAGCCGCCAGCCCTACATCACCGATGTCCGAGCCGGGCAATGAGCGTGCTCGACACCGTGACGCCGCGTCAGGACCAGGCGCGCACCTTGCCGGGTAGTGTAGCCAGCGATCAGGAAAGCATTTCCGTCGATGGTGGCGTGTCGACGTTGGATGCCATGGCGGCAAATTGGCGCCTCACACTGGATCGTGACGAAGCCGGCAATTTCAACAATAAAGTGCAGGCCTACAATGATCTGGAAGATTCGCTGGTAGCTATGGGCAACCCGCGCAGCCGCTATCGCGATCCGCGTTGGGGTGGCTGGATACAGTCTGTGGAAACCTCGCCCGAGCGGTTCAAGGCGCTATGGGGTGGTGTGGTGGCCGCTAGGCAGCGCGACCCAAACGCCTTTGCCGATTTGCCGCGGACCCAGGAAGAATTCGACGTTTGGGCCTATGGGCGCAAAGGGGCCCATGCACGCGATATGGCAACATCAGCGCAAGGTGGCGTCGGCACCGCGATCATCCCCGGCCTGGCGTTTGGCGTTTCCACGGCCTTCAGTGCAGAGAACCTGCCATTTCTGGCGTTGGGCGGCGGCGGCAAATCGCTGGCGGAAGTGATTGCGGGTGAAGCGCTGAACGGGGCACGGATGACGGCGATCCAGACGCCGCAGGCGGTGCGATCAGCCGCGAACATGGGCGAAAATTATACTCCGGGCCAGATGGCGCAGGAACTGGCACTGGGCGCGGCAACAAATGCTGCTGTTGGTGCTGGCCTGCGATATGGCCCCGGGCTTGTCAGCGCCGGGGTGAAGGCGGCCGCTGATAGGGTGCTGCCGATGGATTTAAAGCTGGCGCGCGAGTTGGAACGCGCCACGGGGGCGCCATGGGAACGCACGCCGCAGCAACAGGCGGCGCTGAATATCCTGAACCTGCACGGTGAAATCAACGCTTCCAGTCCGTTTGTCGATACGCATGCGGGCCTCGCTGCGCATCAGGCGCGCGTGGCGGGCGCGATCGCCGCGCTGGATGGCAATAGCGGCGTGGACGGCTATCTGGCGGCGGTGCGACGCAGCGAAAGCGGGGGCAATCCGAACGCGCGCAACCCGATGCCAGGGCAATCTGCGTCCGGGCTTTATGGCTTCACGAATGACACCTGGCTGGGCGCGTATCGCGCGGAGTTTCCGAATAGCGGATTGAGCCGTGAAGCGATCCTGGCGCGCAAGGGTGACCCGGCGCTGCAAGAACGTTTGATGCGGCGCCTGACCGATGACAATGCCCAGCGGCTGCGTGCCATGGGCGTTCAGGCGGACCCTGCGAACCTGTACGTCATGCACCATCTGGGCACTGGCGACGGGCCGCGCGTGCTGCGCGCCGAGCCAGAAACGCCGCTATCATCGCTGCTTTCGCAACGGGTGATCGACGCCAATCCCTATATGCGCGACATGACGGTGGGCGATTTTCTGGCCTGGTCACGCAAGAAAATGGGGCAGGAAGGCGGCGCTATCGAGGGGCCGGTTGCACGGGCGGTCGATGACGGAGAGGCCGCCGTGGTGGAGGCTGAGCGCGTGCGTGCGGACGCGGAAGCCGAGGTAGCCGCCGGCATGGCGCGCGATGGTGCTGCGCCGGATGACATGATGGCGCCCGAGGCGCCGCGTGTCGATCCTGGCATGATCGACCGGCCCGACGGAGACGAAGTGCCGCAGTTGCGCCGCGATGCCTTTCCCGATGAAACGAGCTGGCGCATTGCGCAATCGGAAGTGGAAGCGCACGAACTGGGCTTGGAAAGCCCGCGCGTGACGCGACAGACGGTGTGGGACGATGCGCGCACCGAACTGGCGGCGGCAGGCGAAGGCACCGTCTATGGTGCGCTGTATCACGAAGACACCGGACCGATCGATGTGGTGTGGGGCGATGACACGCATGGCCTTGCGCATATCGTTGGCAAGCATCCCGATGTGGTCGAGAATCTACCGAGCATATTGGACGATATGCGGGTGGTGCCGGAGCGCAGCACGCGCAACCGGCTGCATCTGGAGAGCCCGGACCATGTGGCGAAAGTGCGCCTGGACTGGGACGAGCAGCGGCAAAACTGGCTGCTGACGGCATTCAAGAAGGATCGAAAGGCCCCGGCGGCAGCGGAGGACGGAGGTGCTACCGGTGTTGCGCGGGACCACTCCCCCACGCGCGAGGCCGGCTCGGATATAGGGAAGTTGCGCGGCGCTCGCAAGGCAGATGCCGTCGCACCGCGTGCCAGCGTCGATCCGCAAACCCTGAAAGCGTTCGATCAGCCAACCGGCGACGGGCCGACCTTGGTGGCCGATAGCGCCTGGCATGATGTGCGTGCGACGCTGGGCGATGCGATGGAGCGCTACTCCGTAGACCTGGGGGATGGCAAGGGTGCGCGCAGCGTGGCGCGCATCGAAGAGGAATTGAAGGCGGATGCCGCCGCGATCGAAGCGATCAGGAGTTGTCTATGACCGGATCAATCAAGCGTCAGCACGAGGGGCAGGCCGTACTCGGCCTTGGCAGCGAAGCCGAGGGTGCCTTCCTGCCCGACAAAGCTGGAAAGCTGGCTGAGCACCATAGCGGCGGTTTCGTGAAGCTGGACCGTGCAGCCGCGGAACGGTGTCGCGCCCGAGTATCCGAACGGTGCGACCCCGTTGAATACCAGCGTGCAGCGGTCGAAACTGCACCCGTCGAAGTAGCAGCCATCGAGCGTGACGGTCACGCCCTCGAAAGCCTCCCCGGCGATCTTGCGCAGGGTCATGGGCGGTGATCAGCCTGCGACCGCAGCGGCCATCGCCTGCTGGCGAATTTGTGCGCGGACACGGAGCATTTGATAGTCAAGTTCCGGGCCAGAATAGCCAATCGACCAACCGCCGTTATTGCTCCACTTGCGCAACGCTTCACGAAAGTCGCCTTCTTCGTGAAAGCATTTCCCGAAGGCTGCCTCAACCACATCTGATGGCTGAGCACGGGCGGACATTTTCCGCGTGTTGATGACGACGCAGTCGCCCCAGGATTGTTGGGCAGCATGCGCTTGCTCAAGGCGCGAAGGTTTCGCCTGCGCAATTGTAGGTATCAGTAAAAGAGCGGCGAACGCACGGCGCATTAATGTCCCCCTTGTTCCGCGAGTCGGTTGCGAGTATAGCGGCGATGACGCGGGGAGTCCCGCGTTAGGGATTAGCCTCCCTGTAATCGAAGGCGCAGCCCGCGCCACACGCCCACGTGTGGGCGCGGTTTTTTATGGTCGGGCGTGTCGCGAGCTCCGCAAGGGGCGCCGTTTCCTTCGAGCGGTAAGGCTAATCGTGGCGCGTCCGGCCACCAAAGGGTCCGCACAATCTGCGGCCCCTTTCCCCGGGGTAGCCTTCCGGGGGCCGGACGATTTCGAAGGAAGTCGTCATGTCTAATGCACTGCTAGCTTACGAGTTCGATGAACATCCTGTCCGGATCGTGATGGTTGCGGGTGATCCTTGGTTTGTGGCCAACGATCTGGCCAAGGCTTTGGGTTACACCCAAGCTCCTCATATGGTCCGAATGCTCGATGACGATGAAAAGGGTATCCACATTGTGGATACCCTTGGTGGGCATCAGGAAATGAACATCATTTCCGAGAGCGGGATGTATGCCGCCGTGCTTAAGAGCCGGCGCGATGAAGCTCGGCGCTTCCGTAAATGGGTCACCTCCGAAGTCCTTCCTGCACTTCGCAAGACGGGCCAGTACCAGATGCACGATCTGGACCCGCCGCCGCTGCAGTCCATCGACCTCGATCCCTCGCGCCTGGTCGCGGGGGTTTCGGTGGTGCGCGAAGCGCGGCGGCTGTGGGGGCCGGCGGCGGCGCGGGCGCTGTGGGCGCAAGTGGGCCTGCCACCGTGCGTGGTGGACAGCGAAGCAGTGTTCGATGGCGATCCCATGGCGGCGCCGCTCAAAGCCTATCTCGCGGATCGCGCGGAAACGACGATCGGGCAGGCCGCCGAAGGCATGGGCATCGATGAACCCGACTGGTCCACCCGCCAGCGCATCGGGCGCCTGCTGGCGATGTGGGGGTGGACCCAGCGCACGCGCAAGATCGGCAAGCGCGCGGCGCGGGTGTTCAGCCGCCCGGCCTCGGCCATGACCATCGAAGGGGAGGCATGATCATGGCCACCCTGCCGATGGATTATGAAACGCGGGCCAATCGCTTTCTGGGCGCGATGGCGTGCGTGGAAAACATGCTGGGCAACACGGTGCCGGGTGCGGTGCTCGATCCCGAGGGCATGGCCTATCTGTTCAACATGCTGGCCGAAGAGGCCAAGGAAGTCGTGCGGCCATCGCGGCTGTGCGCCAACGACGATGATGACGAACCATGAGCATGAAGGAATGCCTGCTCCCGCTGGTCGAGCAGGGCAAGATTACGCGGGAGCAGGCGGACCGGGCGCGCGAGCTCTATGACGAGCTCGCAGAAAACTTCGGGCGCCAGATGGGGCCGGAAGCCGCCGGGGCCATGGCCACGGATGCGGCGCTGAAAGGGTTGGAATATGACCTGGCGCGGCGCAAGATGCTGGCGGCGGTAACGATCCGCACGAGGCAGCGGATCGAGGCGGAAATGGCCGGCTATCGCGGTGGCAATGGCGATGGGCCGATCAACCCCAATGCGGGGCCGGCATTTCTGGGTGGCGATGAATATGCCAGCTATTCGAGCGTGGAGGGGCGCTGGCGCGCTGTGCGTGGGCGTGCGCATGGGCGGATCGACCAAATCCTGGCCGACCATTCATCAAACCTGAAAGGCGATGTGCGCAACCGTGCGCAACTGGAAGATATCGTGCGCGAGGCATTTGGCGAAGATAGTGGCAATGCCAACGCGCGCGAACTGGCCCAGGCATGGGGTACTGGCACCGAAGAATTGCGCCAGCGATACAATGCGGCGGGTGGCGATATCGGCAAGCTTGAAGGATGGGGTCTGCCGCAGAGCCACAACGCGCGGGCAGTGCGCGCGGCGGGCTATGAAGCGTGGCGCGATTTCATCGTGCCGAAGCTCGACCGTCTGAAAATGGTGGACCGTCGCACCGGATTGCCGTTTACCGATGCATCGTTCGAAGCGGCGCTGCGCGATGTGTTTGAGACGATCCGCAGCGAAGGGTGGAACGACCGCAACCCGGGCGGCATGGGGGCATCATCGCTGGCCAACCGGCGCAGCGATGCGCGGTTCCTGGTGTTCAAGAACGCCGACGACTGGATGCGCTATAACGAGACATTTGGCGCCGGATCGGCGTTTGATGCGATGATGGGACATATCGACGGGATGAGCCGCGATATTGCGATGCTGGAAGTGCTGGGGCCGAACCCCAGCAACACCGTGGAATGGATCAAAGACACCATCGTGAGGTCGGCCGAGCTAGATCCGGCGCCGAACAGCAAGGCAGTAGACGCTACGCGCAGTCCGCTGGCAAATATGGATCGGATGTGGCGCGAACTCCAGGGGCTAAACAACCGTGCAGAAAATCGCAGCGTTGCCACGTTCTTTTCCTCATTCCGCTCGATACAGACGGCTGCAAAGTTGGGGAGTGCCATAATTTCGGCGATCACTGATATCGCATTTCAGGATTCGGCGCGGGCCATCAACGGCATGTCGTCTGTACGGATGATCGGGCAGTATTACAGGCTGATGAAGCCCGGAGCAGAAGCCGATCATCGCCTAGCTGTGCGCCTGGGCTTGATCGCGGAGGAATGGTCGAATCGAACGGCCGCCCAAAGCCGTATGCTGAATGAAGAACTTAGCAATGAAGTGTCTCGGCGTTTGGCGGAAGGGGCCTTGCGCGTTCAAGGGCTCGCTCGTTGGACCCAAGCTGGCCGCTGGGCGTTTGGTATGGAGTTGCTCGGCCTTTTGACGGACGAGCGCGGCAAGGCATTTGCGGAACTCGACCCTGTGATCAACAGGCGGATGCAGCGCTATGGCCTGTCGGCCGAGGATTGGGATGCAATCCGGGCCACGCCGCTTGAAACCGATCATCGCGGCGTTGAATGGATCAACCCCAACAATGTGGCAAATCGCGCGCTGGGCGATCGTCTGCTGGAATGGATTGCGCAGGAAGTGGATCATGCCGTGCCGGTGCCAGATTTGCGCACGCGCGCGCAGTTCCATTCGCTCGCGCCCAAGGGCAATCTGCTGGGTGAAGCGGTGCGGTCTGCGTTTCTGTTCAAAAGCTTTGGCGCTTCCATTGCCTTGATGCAGTCGCGGCGGATTATGGCGCAGGGCTGGGCCGGCGGCGCGCGGTACACGGCCAGGCTTTTCACTACAACCATGATCATGGGCGGCCTGACGCTGCTGGCAAAAGATTTGCTGAACGGAAAAGATCCGCGCCGCATGTTCGACAAGCCGCAGTTGTACGACGAAGCCACGGGTGAATTCAAACCCAAGCTGGGGTTCTGGGCGCAAGCGTCTTTGCAAGGTGGCGGATGGGGCATCTTTGGCGATTTCCTTAACAGCGCATCGGACCGGAACGGCAATGGCCTTGGCACCACGGCGCTGGGGCCGGTGTGGGCGACCGGGCAGGATGCCGTGAACGTCTTAACCGCCAAGCACAAAGCCAAGCAGGCCGTCAAAGTGGCGCGTGGCATGCTGCCAGGCGGCTCGCTGTGGTATCTGCGGTTAGCGTTTGACCGTATGGTGACGGACGAAATCAACAAGGCCGTCGATCCGGGATATGCGCAGAGCAATGCCCGCATGGCGAAATTCGCCAAAGATCAAGGAACGCAGTTCTATTGGGCGCCCGGCGAAAAGCTGCCGGGGCGTGCGCCAGACTTCAGCAATGCGGTGGCGCCAGAGCCCGCGCCTTGACGCGATTCGCGGCTTGTGGGAAACAAGCGGCGCCGGACTAGCAGCGATGCCCCGGCGCCCGTGGTGCGGTTCACCCGGCGAGCGGCCGTAAAGCGCCAGAGGCGGCCCCGCGCAGCGGATTAGCCCTTCGCCCATGCAAGCGACATGAGCGGGGCTTTCCTATGACCGTTGGGGTTGAAACCCTTCCGACCAGCTATATCGGCGATGGCGTGACCACCAGCTTTCCGCTGGGGTTCAGCTATAGCAACGCGGCCGATGTGGTCGCGACGGTGGGGCCGACCACGCTGACCGGCGGCTATACCATAGTTGGCGGAAATTGTGTGTTCGACGTGGCGCCCGCAACGGGCGCGGCGATCCTGTTCGATCGCAACACGCCGCTGACCCAGGACGCGGCTTTTGCGGCCAACGGCACTTTCCCTTCGACCGCCTTTGCCAACCAGCTCGACAAGGGTGTGCGGATTGCCCAGGAGCACAAGCAAGAGCTGACGGATATCTATGCCCGTGGGCTGCTGGTGCAAAAGGGCCTCGTGCCGTTGCCGGTGGGCGATCTGTCTGCCGGCGAAGGCAAGGCGCTGGGCATCATCGATGGCGTGCTGGTGCCGGTACCGCATTCCGGCGCCGATGCCGAACGCGCCGCGCTGGATGCCGAAACGGCGCGTGATGCTTCACAGTTGGCGCAGGGGCTGGCGGAAGCCGCCGAGCTGGGAGCCCAGACGGCGCAGGGCCAGGCGGAAGCCGCGCGCGATGCAGCCGGTGTGCAAGCCGGGACGGCAACGGGCCAAGCAATCATTTCGACGGCCGGTGCGAATGCTGCTGCTGCGGCCGCTGCTGCAGTGGGCATTCTGCCCGCAGTTGCCAGCGCCATACCCTACACGGTGACCGGAATTGCGCTTGGTGCTGTGGGTTCTGGTGCGACGGTCAGTGGCGAGTTTGACCTGATCGTGACAGGCGGGCCGCTTGGCCATCGCGCCCGTGTGGTTGTTTCAGGCGGTGCGATCACGCGGGCCTATGTCGTTCCTGGTGCGTCGGGCGTTTCGGCAACCAACACAGCGCCGGTTTACACGCTGCCCGCCATCGCTGGCCTGACCGGTGCAACCGCGCCGACTGCCACGGTTGGCGCCCTGGGCGAAACGCAGACTTTCTGGGCTATGTCGTCCGATTACACGCAGCTGTTGCTGTGGAAGGTGGCGTCTGGCGCGCTGGTGCCTGTGAATGGCCCTGACAGTGTGCAGGTGAAGCAAACGTTGAGCGCCGGGCTGATTGTCATGGGGCTGAGCGTTGCGGCGTTGAACGCAATTATTTCGTCGCTCACTTCCACCCTGGGCGGCTCGTTCACTACCAATGCGACGCTGGGTAGCGGCGGAACGTCGGCCGCGCTCATCGGCACTGTGCCCAGCGATTGCACTGTTGATCAGGTATCGCTGCCGATCATAGCGGCGGGCGCGCTGAACCTTATTCGTGTGCGTAGCCTGGGCGGCAATAGCTATCAGCTGATCGAAAAGGTTCCGGTGGTGGCCGGGACGGCAAATGCCGATAACCTGTTTGCTACCCCGAACTGGCGATTTTCCGCCGGCGATTTCATCGGGTATGAAACTGGCACTGGCACCGTCGGATATTCCACGACGGCGACGGGATACACCGGCATCGGTCTTGGCGCTGCTGTTTCAGGCACGCAAACCTGGACCGCCTATAGCAACCGCCGTTTCGGCGGAACGGCGAGCTATACCGTTCGATCCGTTGCCGTGGGATCAAGCAACCTTTCGGCTGAACTGGAAGCCCGCATCGAAAAGGGCGAGGCGGCCGGCGATAACGTCACGATCACCAACACCACGGTGGGCACGCCAACCGCCGCATGGAATGCCAACCTGGGCGGCCCGGCCGGTTATCAGATCGGATCGGTGCCGGCGGCGTCAAAGGTTACCTCTGTCACGCTGCCGATCAGCAGCACGGGGCCGCTGAACATCTTGCACCTGCGTCCGGCCGGTGGCTTGTCGTTCACGCTGGTGGCCAAATATGCAGCCACTGCGACTGTGGGGAATGCCGACAATACCTTTACCGGCTTCAACGGCGGCGTTGGCATTTCCACGCAGGCGAATGACGTGATCGGATATGAGCTGCTTTCGGGCGGCGCAACGGTCAAGAACATTGGCCCGAACTCCAACACAGCAGTTGGCATCGCGGCAGCCGTATCAGGCACGCAAACCTGGTCGACGTTCGGCCGAACCTATGGCGGCACGTTTGTTTACAAGGTGACAGCTCTTCTGTTGTCGCCGGCGAATGTGGGCGTCGCACTGCAGGGTGCACTTTCCAAGCCGGTGGTCACGTATTCGCAGGGCTTTGGCATTGCCGCGCCGGCAAGCTGGACATTTGGCGGGGCATGGACGCATCCCAGCAATGGTGCCCTGTCTCCCGCCGGCGCGGCCGATATGAGCGTCTATGCCAAGCTGACCCAGGCCAGCCTGTTTCATGACGAAGATCGCGTTATCCGGTTGTGGTTCCAGCCACAGGCAACGGGCAGCAAGTTCGCCTTTGGCTATTGGCGATCGGTGGGGTGGCGCGGCACCCTTGTCGTGGTCGATGATTCCGCCGGCACGATCGGCTTTGCGCAAGCCAACACCAGTGCAGGCGCAGCGCAAGACACATCCTGGACGACGGCGCCCACGGTGGTTGTGAGCGCAGCGATGCCGGCGCTGACGGCCGGGCGTGATTATGTGCTCGAGCTGCGCCGCAACAAGCGCATCAACACGGCCACCATTCGCGACATGGTTACTGGCGCGGTGATCGCCACGCTTTCCGAAGGGTCTAACGATGGCGTGGTGATCAGGCTTTCCGGTCTGCAGTTCGGTTCGCCGTTCTTTGCAGCGATGATCGGACAGACCCTGATCAAGCGTGTATTCGCCAGTTCGGGCCGCAAGAACCCGCGTGCCATGATGATCGGTGATAGCATTACCGAGGGCGTGTTTGACAACAACCTGCTCAACTCGCAGCGCTGGGCGCAGATTACCAAGGATGCGATCGGCGGCAATGCGGTTATCGCTGGCCTATCGGGCAGCACGGCATCGGAAATCGGGCCTCTCTTGCTCAACGAAATTCCGGCGATCAAGCCAGACTGGATCATCGAGGCTTTCGGCACGAATGATCAGAACAGCGGGCTGGCCACGTTCCAGACCAATATCAACCTGCTGGTCAACTATTGTGCTTCGAACGGCATCGGCCTGGCCGTCGCAAAAATCCAGCCCGTGCCAACGCGGGTTTTCGACCAGCTCAATGCGTTTCTCGACACGCTGCCCAATTTCGTGCGGCGCATCCATTTCGATCGGGCGCTGACCACCAACAACGACGGGGTGACGTTCAACAGCACCTATTATGGCAGCGACCCGCTGCATCCCAATTCGACCGGCCATGCATTGATGGCGGCGCGAGTGCGCGCGGACTTGCCGGAAATCTTCGATCTGGCGGTGGCGTGATGGTCGGCCTGATCATCCTTGCCGCCCTCTGGCTGCTGGCGCTGGCTTGGACGGCGTTGACCACGCTGCACGTGATCGCGTTGCGCCCTGATCAGGTGGCGTCCCGCATCGAGCGCCTATCACGGCTTTGGCCGCTTACGGGTGCGGTGCCGCTAGCGCTGCTTACCATCGCGCTTGCCGGGTGGCGCTCATGAACCCCTCCGAAATCCATCGAGACCTGGGCCGCATGGAAGGACGCCTCGACGCCGTGGAAGATCGCCTGACGAAAATAGAGGTGGTCCTCGAGCGGATCGATCGGCGCATGGCCCGGATCGAAGAGACCGAGGCCAAGCGCAAGGGTGGCTGGGCCGTCCTCGTCACGGTGGCATCGCTCATCGCCTCGTTCGTGGCGGCCATGTTCGGGCTGCTGGTCAGCCATTTCTTGAAGTGAGGTGACCCTGATGCCAAAGCCGCTTGGACCGATCCGCTTTCTGACCGTGCATTGCACGGCCACGCCCGAAGGCCGCGACAACACGGCGGCCGAAGTGACGCGGTGGGATATCGCCCGCTTTGGCCAGCCCAGTTATCACTGGGTGATCGAGCTGGATGGCGATGCCGTGGCCACGCTGCCCGATACGCAGCTGGGCGCGCACACCGCGCTCCACAACACCGGTAATATCGGCATCAGCTATGTTGGCGGGACTGAAACCCTCAACGCCGGCGGCAAGCCCAAGGATACGCGCACGCCGGCGCAGCGCGCCACCCTGGCGCGCCTCATCCGGCAGTACCAGGCCAAGGCGCTGGGGCTGATCGTGCGCGGGCATCGCGACTGGCCGAACGTGGCCAAGGCCTGCCCCTCGTTCGACGTGGCGGCATGGATCAAGGGAGGCATGCAATGAACGAACAGCATAGCCTGATCGCATTTCTGGCGACGCTGGCCGCGATCGTGGTGCTTGTCCTGGTGGGCGCCTGGATGGCCGGGCAGGGCAAGAACGCCGAAGCGTTGGGGATTGGCGCGGCGGTTACCGGCCTGATCGGGGTAATCGGCACGTTCCGCCCTCGCACGCCGCAGGTGCAATCATGACGTGGCTGGTTGTTGGCCGCGTGATGTCCTGGCTGCGCCATGTGCTGGCGCCGGCATTGCTGCCGATCGCCGCGCTGTTGGTAGTGGCACTCGCTGTGCAAACCGTGCGCCTGCATCATGCGAAAGCCGATCTGGCGCGGGCGAAGGCCGATCTTGTCGCCATCAAGGATGCCCAAGTCACGGCCACCAAGCAGTGGCAGGATGCCGTGCAACACCAAGAAGCGGCCTCGCGCATGAAGGCGGCCGTGGGAGAAACCGAACATGAAAAAGAAGTGGATGCGGCGCGCGCTGCCGGCGCTGCTTATGGCGCTACTCACCGCGTGTGCCCCTCGGCCGCTGGCCGTGATGCCGGCAGCGCCCCCGCCGCCGCCGCGCCTGGCGATCCCGGCATTCGCGAAAGCGTGCCCGACGGTTCCGTCGTGGTATCCGCCGGGGACGTGCAAGCCTGCTCCAGCACCGCAGCCTACGCCGTAGCGCTGCACAACTGGCTGGTCGACCAGCCCAACCAACAGTGAGGTTTTGATGAGCGACCAAACCGAAGACGCCGCGATCGGCCCCGCGCTGGCGGTGCTGACCAACCACGATGAAGCGGCCCAGGCCGAAGCGGCCGAGCTGGGCTTTGCGCCGCCGCCCGTGGAATATGATCCGCCTGTGCCGGAATTGCCCGCAAACGGGCCTTCCAGCGATGCGCCGCCCGCGAGCGGTGCAGGTGAGGGTGAAGGCGCCAGCGGCGCTGACAGCGGCGCGCAGGGCGACAGCGAGCCGCCTGCGGGCACCGAGGGGGGGCAGGTGCCTAGCGAAGCGGGTGGCTCTGGTTCCGCTGACGGCGAATCGCCGCCGTCGCCCTAA